ATGTCTCTCAAAACCGAAAGAACAGTAAAAAATAACGCAATGTGTAGCTTTTGCATTAGAGACGTAAGTAGTAATAAGCCAAGTATAATTTATTTGGTGTGCAGTGATAGTGAAGGTAAGCAATATAAAATATCGACAGGAAGAAAGATACTGTACAGCCAATGGAATAAACGGAAACAAGAACCTATTATTAACAGCAGCTTTAGTAATGATGTTAATAGAAGTGCTTTAGTTACCTGTCATGTATTAAATAAACTAAAAAGCGAATATCAGAATTATTTATATTATCTTTGCAGCACTAATACATCTTTTAATATCAACATTCTAAGAGCAAAAGTAAACAACATCGTAACAAATAGTGAAAGTGAACAAAATATTAACTTCGATATAACAGCTGGAGATATGGTAAAAGGTAACATAGGAAAGACACCAAAGGTTACTAATGCACTGGATAAAGCACTAAAGGCATATATAAACGATAGTCAAGTAAAGGAAAGTACTGCAAAAGTTTATGGGTTATTAGTTGGTAAGTATAAAAAATGGATAGTTGATGTGCTGGGTGTTGATGGAATGAGTGCTTTGCAACAGCCTGCATTTGATAAGTACACAGAATATTTAAAGAAAGAAGGCGCAAGCAGTAATGAAATAAATAAGCTGGTAGTAATAAAGAAGCTGATAAATAATTACATAGCAAAAGGTAACAAATATGGACTAACACAGATAATATTTAACCCACTGAAAGACAAGCGATTAAGTGATGATAAAGTAAAAGTTGAAATATTACCAGACGAGATATATAAACTGGAAAATATTGTCTTACCTGCTGAATATCAACTATATAGAGACTTATTCATGCTGGCTATTTATACTGGGCAAAGGGTGTCAGATATACAGAATATTGCCGTAGGGGTGTACAGCAAAAAAGATGGATATTTGGTGATAAAGACAGTAAAAAGAGATAAACACGCCTATATACCATACACAGAAAAAGTCCAATATTATTTAAGCAAGGTTGAAGGAAAAGTAGGTAAGATGTCAGATGTAAATTTCCGTAACAAGCTGAACAACAATATAAAAGAAATATTTAAGATGGCAGGAATTGATAGAGAAATTACCTTCATAGATGCACATCAAAAGACCATTACGGCACCACTTCATAGCATAATATCAAGCCATTTTGCAAGACATACATTTATAACTGCCAGATTAAGAGAAGGTTATACATTTGAAGAAGTCGGAAAGATGGTCGGAGATACAGGGCGTGTAATAGAAAAGACATATAGCCACTTAACTGCTGACGACCATATTAAAACATTGGAAGATAAAGCAAAGAAATTAAAGGTAGAAGCAAAGCTAAGCTCGTTACAAGTTCATTCAGGTAATGAACGGTGCTCAAGTAACTTTGAAGATATTATAGATGAGCTGAAAGATATGCAAGGTGATAATATTGAGCAAGCTGTAGAGTATGTAAAGCTGAATAAAGTAAATATGACAAAGATTATAGAATATTACACAGGGCAGACAAAAGGAATGATAATAGGTGATGATGCTTTTGCTGGGTATTTAATGATGTTATGGGAGAGGTTGAAGTATGAAAAATTAGCCTAAAAAAGATACTGAAAATCAATTAGTTGCGGAGATTAAACAAAGGTGGGTGTATAAATTGCATTTCCACCCCTTTTTTGTGCCATTTAATGCCGAAAAACACATTTTCCACCAAAAAAATACACCCAAAAAGGCTCAAAGCCTTAAAGAATGTAGAAGTAACATTTTGCACATTTTAATTATGGGCTTGTTCGTTCCTTTTGAAATGAACAATATTGCGTCTATTAACCGCTGAAAATCTTATTATTGAAGATATAGTATGTAATGGTAAATATTGCATACGCCTGTGATATTGCATTTACTGTCGATGATGGTAAATGTAAATAAAGCTACTTATAAAGCCTTGTAGTAGCAAATAGATAACAAGGCAATAACTGGAAAAATGATTGAAAAATTTAAGCCTGTACAAGGATATGCAGGCATCTATGAGATTAGTAACATGGGCAGAGTTAAGAGCCTAAGCAGAATTATTGAAAGAAAAGATGGTAACACAAGGGTAACAGAAGACAGAATAATATTACCATTTCTGACTAAATGTGGCTATCATCAAATAGTATTATATAAAGATGGTGTCAGAAAAAAACATTACATGCATAGACTTGTCGCTAACGCTTTTATTGAGAACCCGAACAAATTACCTATCATTAACCACAAAGACGAGAACAAGTTAAATAATAGGGTTGATAATCTGGAGTGGTGTTCGGCTTATTATAACTTGAGATACGGTAAAATGCAGGCTAAGTTAGTAAAAATAGATGTCATAGATAGCAAAGGTGATGTTGTCGAAGTAGTAGAAGGTATAAGAGAGTGCGAGAGAAAATATAGTATCAGCAAGTATCTAATCAAGCAAAGTAGTAACGGTAAAGACTTGATAAAAGAAGGGAAAAACAAATATAACTTTAAAATAGCAGTATAAGATATGACAAAAGGAATTATTTATAGTTGGCTTAATAGTGTCAATGGTAAAGAGTATATAGGTCAGACAATACACGAGAAAAGAAGGTATTTAGAACATAAAAATAAAAGAAAAGGTGCTAAACAAGTGATTGACCGAGCGATAGATAAGTACGGTAGCGATTTGTTCGAGTATTCAGTAATAGTAACAGTAGTGGGTTATACCAAAAAAGAGGTCAGAGAAAGACTAAACGAGCTGGAAGTAAAATATATAGCCGAAAGAAAAACACACTATACACAGGGCGGATATAATGTAACGTGGGGTGGCAGTGAAATAGGAAATTATCAACATACAGAAGCCACTAAACAATTACTTAGCCAGTTGAGGAAAGGTAAAAAAGCCACGATAGAAGAGCGAAAAGCAATATCAGAAGGACATAGGGGGCTGAAAAAGACTGAACAACATAAAGAAAATATCAGAAAAGCACACCCACATATTGATATACTGATGTTAGACCAAAAAGGAAACATTGTAGCAAATTATGCGAGTGTCAAAGAAGCAGAAAGACAGACAGGAATAAATAAAGGTGGTATTAGTGCTTGTATAAATGGTAAGCAATCAACAACCACAGGAAAAGATGGCATTAAATATAGCTGGAGAAAAGCATAACCAATAACAACTATGAACAGAAAATTAATGAACTACCTTGCAGCATTCCTACTTATTATTGCTGCTGTATGGAATATTAGATGTGAAGCTGAAAAAAAGAATATTAGACAGGCACAATTTCAATACTACCTACACATTAACAGCAAGCCATATAAAAAGAGCTTGAAACAGGATACTTTATTTGCTTTGAGACTTGATAGTATAGATAAAGTGAACAAAATACAGAGTTCATTGCAGGAAATGAACGTTCACAAGCCCTACATGCCTAAATAAATGTAGAAGTAATTAACCCTGTATGACAAAGTACCGTCCCTTCGCTCAAGGGACTTGTAACCTTGTGTCTAACCTTCGATGAGTGTACAGGGTGCTAATGTTTATATTTTTGTTTTATTAGCCCTGTATTAGTTGAGAAATTAGTATGGGGCACTTTTATAATAGAACAAAGGTAGACAACATGAAAGAAGTAGAACAAAAATATAATAACAACTATGGAAAAAAGACAAGATTTTAAATTTGTTGCAAGTATCAGTAAGTGTGGATATGCAACGAAACAAGATGTAATTAATACGCTTGGCAGGGAAAATAGAAAAAAATATGGTACTGAAAGTTTGAGATTTAGAGAGCAGACAGTAACAGTAGATGAGATTGTAGACTTGATAGGTGATGGATATGCTTTTTGTGCCACTTTCGATACTAATAATGGAGAGTTGATGTGGAAAAAACAAGATGATGGCAGTAAAAAATGTATCTGTCCTGTGCTTAAAGATGGATATATGAGCATGACTGTTAAAAGAGATGAGTTTTTTAAGGGTAGTCAGATAGTAAGCATTGATATAGACGACACACAATATACTAATGTCGAAGACTTTATAGAACAACTAACATATATACCAACATTCGCATATACCTCTTACAGCGACAGCCCAGAAAAAAGAAAGTTTAGATTGTGTTATGTATTAGATAGCCCACTTAATAGCATCGAAGAATATAAAGAGGTAGCAAATACAATACACTACACTGCTGAACAAGATACTAACGAACCAATATTAGACAAGTGCGGAAAAAAAGCAAGTCAATATTTCAACGGTACGAATAGAAGTGCTGGAGCTGAACTGTACAAATATTATGTAGTGTACGATAGAAGCGATTTTCCAACTATTGAACAAGAACAAGAGGACGAAGATAAGTATGCAAAGGTAAAGTGTGAGTTTGATAAAGATACAGTGCGAGATATGGAAAAGCTAACATATAAAAAGTTCATGCACTATTATAGCTTGAAATATCAGTACTTCTATCAGACACAGGTAGATTGGCAAGAAGGCGAAAAGTATAGATTAGTAGGAGATGATTTTATTTGCTTGACTTTTAGATGGAATGGGAAAGAAATAGTAAAGTTTGGCGATGGAGAGCACAGAAGAAGAAAATTAAAAACATATGCTTGCTTACGCCGTCTTATTAAACCTTCTATTACACCAGAGGAACTCTTATTTAATTTGTACGTTGATAGAGAGAGATTTTTTGATAACAGCGATGCAGTATTAAGTATTGATGTGTTGAAAACTAAAGTAAATGCAGCATTCTCTTTGACAATTGATGAAATCAAGGCTAAATATGCAAAGCTACTGGAAAATAATAAAAGAAAGATAGTATTTAACCCTACCTACTTGAAAGATAATGCTAAATTGAATAAGTTAGGCGTTGGAGAGAATGTAGAATCATTAATTAGAAGTGCTGTTAAAGATTATAATTATTGTGAGATAGATAAATATTATAATCAAAAGCTGTCAGTAATGGATAATGTTAAAGAGCTTGCAAAAAATGGTATATCTGTTAGTAGAAGAACATTATATAGATACTGTGCAGATAGAGATATTAAAGTTTGTTATTCAGATAGCGAGATTATTGCCATGATTAACGCCAATGATAGTGTTAGAGGGAATTTGGCAACACTGAAAAATAATGGCGTGAAAATTGGCAAAGACAGAGTCGCTAAATTAATCAAACAACTAAAGGAAGGCGGAGCGAAAGCGAACGATACAAGCATAGCAAGCGAAGTCATAAACGTAGCGAGAGATGCGAAGGAAACTAAAGAAATGGGTGGAAGTAACTCACAAAAAGTTACTGACACAGAATATCTAAGTAGTTATAAAACTACTATATTATATAGTAATGGCACAATAAGGACACCTACTAACCAGCCTTCAAATACACCTACCCAGAACGACATTATAGACGAGATGGAAGCTTACCTACTTGAGCTGGAAAATGAGACAATTAATGAACTTTTAAACAACAATAGCGACAATGAAAAAGACATCGTCCCTTCACTCAAGGGACTTTAAAAGTAAAGTTGAATATGCAGTAATAGAGCAACCCAACAACATAGAGAACAGGAGCGAAGCGAATATAGACGATGGCGAGTATATACGAAGTCATTGGCAGAAGAATATAATCAAACATCAACCACCAATAATACGCACAATGGAGGACTTAAAGCTGCTGAATAAAGGTAAAAATCCTTGACGGCATTAACGTAGACCCTATTTCCTTTCGTTCTGTTGCGTTGTAGGTGTATTTATGTATTAAGATAAGCAAAGATATTAGAAGGGCTTATAAGTTCATTATTTGAATGAACGGTGGCTTTAAAATGGTTTATTTGTATTTCTATGTTTTCTACTCTTTACTACCTCGTTCAATCAAGATTTGAACTTACACACGAACTACCTGCTTAGAATGTGAAAAAGTGTTAATTCTCTATATTATATGCTCTGTAATGTGTATAAATGTAGGTAGAACGACACAGGTACTTTATGAGTAGATAGAGGATTATTTTACCAACCTATATACTATCAACACAAAGACCCGAATAGAATGTTAAGTAATGTTAATTCAGTCTTAAAATGGTCTTGAAATAGTGTAATATGTAGGTTAGAAAGGTGGTCAATTCTTTATTTACAGAAAGAGAAATTATTTATTATTGTTTATATGTTTATTTAGCGATAGGTAGTGTGAGAGTAATTTTCATGCTATCTATCCAACATATACACTAAATAACAATACAATACAATACAGAACATGCCAACAATTTATAAACCAAGAAAGAAGACAATAACAAATAATCAAGCCTTCTATCAACAGCGTAGGAGAGAACGACAAAAGATATATAACACTTCTACATGGCAAAAGTTAAGATTGAATTACTTAAGCCAACACCCACTTTGCGAGGAATGTTTAAAGAAGGGTATTATTAAGTCAGCAAAAGATATACATCACATTATTAGCTTTATGACAACTGACGACATGTGCGAACGTGAGAGACTTGCATTTGATAGTAGTAATTTACAGGCACTATGTAGAGATTGCCACTGTGAGAAGCATAACAAGAAAGGTAGCGAGTCAAGTAGTAAGTAACATTATTCAAGTTTTAAAGTTCTGTCGCTCACAGAACGTTACCCCCCCCCGTGTATCTTTCTGACTATCAATGAGTTAAACCCATTTCCCACTCTAATTTACACACAAGCAGTATTTTTTGTAAAATTATTTGGGTAAGAAGTAACAAAATAAACAGTAAACAATATGGAAGTAATTTTCGACAGCACAGAGTTAGTAATAAAAAATTTCTAACGACAACACACACTGTCCATACGTTACGTTGTTCACGTAACTTGCAGTAGTGGACTTGCAGATAGTTCAGACAATATTATAAGCTGAACGACATAGTAATAAACATTTAAATAATAAAATAATTATGATAAAAGAAGTTACAATACCAAAGAGAAGAAGTGCAGCATTTGAAAGAGAATTAGAACAAATGCAACGTCCAAAAAATTATCATCTACTTGTGCGATATATAAAAGAGTATGGCACAGAGGAAGGTAGTAAAAGATGGAATGATGAGTTAGACGATAAAGAAGAAAAATATGCACAATGGCTTATTGATAATAACATAATAATAGACGACAATAAACAAAAGATGTCAAAAAAGGAGAAGGCAATACTTAAGCAACTTTATGAAAATATGGGTCTATTTCCACATTTTGTAGAGAGTATGGGTAGGCAGTATGGTAATAGTTGGGGGTGCTTACTACCAACTTCTAAGATGCTATTTGACGAGTAACACATAAAAACCTATTCTAATACCATGACAAATAACACAAACCTTCAGAGAGCTAAGCAGAAAAAAGATGATGAATTTTATACACGCTTAGAGGACATTGAAAAAGAACTTAGCCATTATGTGCAGCACTTGAAGGGTAAAGTAATATATTGTAATGCAGATGGTGAAGAAAGCAACTTTTGGAAGTATTTTACAAGTAACTTTCAGACACTACAAATAAAGAAAGTAATTGCCACATCTTATAATAGTGCTGGTAATGGTGAAATGTTAGAATATGACGGCAAGCAAGTAATAAAGAAGTCGTTAGTAGGTAATGGCAGCTTTAATAGTCAAGAGTGTAAAGCAATATTAGAACAATCAGATATTATCATTACTAACCCACCTTTTAGCTTATTCCGACATTATATAGATACAATAAAGGATAAAGATTTTTTAGTTATTGGTAGTATAAATGCAGTAGCCTATAATAATGTATTTAAGTTATTTCAAGATGACAAAATAGTATTAGGTTACAATAATGTGAAGTATTTTATTACATCAGATGATACAGTGCGACAAGTAAATAGTTGTGCTTGGTTTACGACATTGCCAGTAGTTAAGCCAGAATTAGTATTAACAAAGAAGTATAACGCTACTGACTACCCTACTTATGACAATTACCCAGCTATCAATGTAAATAAAGTTGCTGATATACCAAAGGACTATACAGGGGCTATGGGAGTGCCAATTACTTTTTTAACAAAGTATAGTAATAATAATAAATTTCGACTACTTGACCAGACAAGCCCATATATTAATGGCAAGAAGCAGTACAAGAGAGTAATAATACAACACAGAACAAATGACAACAACTAACAAAAATACTAATATAGAGATACGCCCAGAGATAGTACAGTACATATCAAAGGTGCGTAAGTATTTAAAAGGCGAGTATAAAAAAGTTAAGCCAGAATGGGAAGCAACAATAGGTACACTTCAATATAACTTGGAGATGGAAGCACGAATAAAGGATAAGTTACAGGAAGATGGACTGATGATACAGGATAGATACGGTAACATGAACAAGCACCCACTACTACCAATACTCAACAGCTTTCAAGTGCAGATATTGAAGTGTATAAACGAGTTGGGAATATCACCAAAAGCAGCCCTAAAAAATGAAGCGTTAGCAAAGAAAAACGAAACGCCTAAAGAAGATGACGAGCCGAATTTCTTACAACAACTAAATGATAACGACTAATGAAACGAATACAACAAAATAGCAACTTAAAGATAAAGCCCCATAAGTTTATTTCTGGCGGTGGTGGCTATGTCTTATTCTATACAGTCAATCCATCTTTCGGTACTGTTTTAAAAGAGGTAGACGATGAAGGATATATGGAGTTAAGCTGGGATAATCTAAAGCAAATGGGTAGAGGTGTGCTAAATTATAAAGTAAACAACCCAGAGAATGCAGACGACTATACCGTTACTACTGACTATTACATTGACACAGCGACACAAGTAGACGATAATATAACAATCGAAGAAGTAGTAGAGGTGGTTAAGAAGTCAGTTATTGAGAAGGTAGACAAAGCGATAGCAGATAAAGTAGCAAGTGTAGATAGCGAAGTTAATAAGCTAAAAGAAAATATACAACAACATCAACTACAAAGCGACAATCTAATAACTTCACAACTCAATGCACTACCTTCTATGATGCCTACTATTGACAGTGAAGGATATGTAAGCGAGTATAACACCACGACACACCAGCACCAAAAGACAAATAAGAACTTGAAAGGTGCTAAGGGTGATAAAGGCGATGATGGATATTTACGAGTAGTGCAGCACGGAAAGAGTGATACAACCTTTGCACTAACGCCAAATACTATGCATGTGTGGGACGAAGTAGAGACATTAACACTGACACTATCGCCAAATACAGACGAAAATAAGTTAGCCGAGTATTGTTTTCAGTTTACATCACCATCTAACCAACCAACAACATTATTTATCAGTGATGTTAAGTGGCTATATGACGAAGTACCTTTAATTAGAGCTGGGAAGATATATCAAGGAAGCATAGTAAACGGTGTAATAGTAATGATGGAGGCTTAGCAATATGAGTACTTATAGGAGACGACTAACAGCAAGAGCCAATAAATTAGTGTTGGGCATTGATTTTAGCAAACAACCCGATAATGAATTATGGTATATCACAACAGATGAGCAAAAAGTTGATAGTTCAGAAAGAAATTTAATAGGTGGATATAACAAACAAGAGGGATTAAGTGTCGTTTCACATACTTACGAAAATGGTATAGGAAAGGTGCGATATAGTGCAGCTGTCGTAAAGTTAGGAGAGGGTGTCTTTAGATTTATTAATAATTGTTTATTAGTATCTGTGCCAAGAAAGGTAATACAAATTGGAGCTTTTTCTTTTGGTGAAAGTAACTATCAGATAGGCTGTTTAGTGTTATTAAGGGGCACTAAAGTTGAATATAACACACAATTTGTACCATATATAAAAAATGCCCTATACGTACAGCCTAATTGTGCACAGTACTATAAAGATAATTTCCCGAATATAGAAGTTATAGAAAGAGCAATATAAAGGATAACAAATACTATGATAACACAATACAGAAAAGGTGATAATATCTATAATGGCAGCTATATTATTACTGACACTAACACAACAATACTTAACCCTACCCACGACATACTAATAAAAAATGGGTATAAAGTAGAAGAGATACAGGAAGATACATTAGAGCAAGCGATAGCAGAAAAGATAGCGACTATAAAAGCATACGATAACAGCGATAATGTTAATTCTTTCTTGCTTAACGGTGTGGCAGTATGGATAGACAGAGAAGATAGAATAGGTACACGAAGGGCAATTGAACTTGATATAGAAGCAGGTAACGAAGTCAGCGAGATATGGTTACAAGGTATGATGTTAAAAGTCAATTCACAATTAGCTTTGAAATTACTTGACATGGTAGAACATTACGCCTTCACTGCTTATAACATTACACAACGACATATTCATAACATCAAGCAATTAACTACTATCGAAGAAGTAAACAAATACGACTACACACAAGGCTATCCAAAGAAATTAGAGCTTAACACATAATAACTAATACTATGATAGACGAAAAATATATCTCTTATGCTCGTGATGTGATAGATGGTAAAGTAGTAGTCTGTCAGTATATACGCTTAGCATGCCAACGATACTTAAGCTGGTTTAACAAGGAGGATAGATATTTTGATGAGAAAGCAGCTGATAGAGTTGTTAAATTTCTCCAATTATTACCACAAAGTACAGGTAAATTCAACGGTCAGCCATTAGTATTACAAAGCTGGCAAAAGTGGGTAATTTATTCTATATTTGGCTTTAAATACAAGAAGGACGGTAAGCGAGTAGTAAGAGAAGTTTATATAGAGGTTGCAAGAAAATGTGGAAAAAGTACATTAGCTGCTGGTATCATGCTATACTGTTTAACGGCTGACGGAGAGAATGAAGCCCAGATTATCTTTGCTGCTAATTCATACTCACAGGCACAATTAGCTTTCACGATGTCTAAAAATTTTATTAGCCACTTAGACAAAAAAGGTAAGCTATTTAAGACCTTTAGAGACCAGATTAAATTTCCTGCTACAATGTCAATTATGAAAGTAGTTAGTGCTGATGCTGATAAATTAGACGGCTTAAACTGTTCGGCTTTTGTGTTAGATGAATACCACGCTGCAAAATCAAATAATGTAGCAAATGTATTAACAAGTAGCGTTGGTATGAGAGAACAACCATTAATGCTATATATTACAACAGCTGGCTTTGACATGACTAACCCATGCTATCAATTACGAAGTACTTACATTGATATATTAGATGGGAAGTTACAAGATGATAGTATTTTCTCTGCTATCTATACTTTGGACGATGGAGACGACATAGAAGACGAGGAAGTTTGGATAAAATGCCAGCCAAATTTAGACTTGACGGTAACGAAAGAATATATACACAGCCAATTAAACAAAGCAAAAAACTCACCATTACTACTAACCAACTTTAAAACTAAATTAATGAATATCTGGTGTAGTAATGCAAATGGCGAATGGATAGGTAGTAATTATATAAATGAGTGTACAGCAAAATTCGACTTATCAGATAGTATGTTTAGTGGTTGCAGTGGTTATCTTGGTATTGACTTAAGTAGTACATCTGACCTTACAGCTATTTCGCTTATGATACCACTTAGTGATAGGTATTATTTTAAAAATTGGTATTATCTCCCAGAAGTTACACTGAAAGAAGGCGCAAACAGGGAGAAATATGCACAGTGGAAAAGACAACGACACCTTAATATAACGTCTGGAAATGTCGTAGACTACAATAGAGTAATAGCAGATATAGAGGAAATAAATAAGATAATACCTATCGAAGCAATTAGTTATGACCAGTGGCAATCGACTATGGCTACCATACAACTAACCGATAAAGGCTTTAATTGTCAGTCCTACTCGCAAACAACAGGAGCATTAAATAAACCTACTCGATATATGGAGATTATTGCAAGAAGTGGCAGGGCAGTATTTGATGACAACCCTATTTTACGTTGGAATTTTGCCAATTGCGAAATTTTCGAGGACAGTAATGGAAATATTAAACCCACTAAGATAAATAAAGACTCACAAAAAAAGATAGACGGTGTACATGCTATGCTTAATGCACTTGGTAATTACTTACAACAGCCACAATACGACAACACAATAACAGGCTTTACTTACTAATACAATGAAATTTTTAGGATATAATATTACAAAACAACAACCAGAAAAAAGGGAAATAGAAAATTACAACCCGAACTTATCTAATAGCTTACAATATGGCTTAAGTAGTAACAAAAACACAGCATTATCATTATCAACAGTCTATTCAGCAGTTAATCTAATCAGTGATGCTATTGCTTGTCTACCTATTACTATCAAAGCACATAGTAAAGATGGTATAAGCGAATTAGATACTCACCCACTAAAAGATATATTTACAAGCAACTTAACCACGAAGTACACATTATTTAAGACAATCCTACAAAGTGTACTATTAAAAGGAAATGCTTATTGTTATATTGAAAGGAAAGGTGGAAAAGTAGTTGGCTTAAGATATTTACAGCCAGAAGATGTGCAGATATATTATAGGAAGGAGACAACAGAACTTTACTATACTTGCAGCTATATAGGAGGTACAAAGCGGATAATGCCTTCTGATATACTACACTTCTTAAAGTATACAGTAGATGGTGTACAAGGTATCAGTGTATTAAGCCATGCAAGACGCTCACTTAATATTGCCAATCAAACAGAAAATACAGCAGAAACATTCTTTAGCAGTGGCTGTAATCTTAACGGCGTTATTAAAGTTCACAATAATCTATCAAATGAACAGAAACAGGACATAGCAACATCATGGAGAACTACATTTGGAGGAGGTAATACAAGTGGTGGAGTTGTAGTTGTGCCTTCTAATATGGACTATCAACCTATCAGTGTGAGTGGTGAAGATGCGCAAATGTTACAGTCAAGGCAATATAACGTAGCAGATATAGCAAGGTTCTTTAATATTAGCCCAGTACTTCTTGGCGACCTATCAAACGCAGGGTATAGTACTATAGAAGCGACTAACCTACAGTTCTTGTCTTATACACTAAACCCATATATAGTTATGTTGGAAGAGGAATTGAACAGAAAATTAGTAAGCGGTGGTGAGAACTTAGAAATAAATCTTGATGAGACAGCAATATTACGCACTGACAAAGCACAACAAGCAAGCTATTATAGCACTTTACTGTCAATGGGTGTATTAAGTATCAATGAAGTAAGAAAAGAACTTGGTTTGAACGAGGTAGAAGGTGGGAATAATCACAACTTAGCTTATAATGATGTGTCGAAAAGTAACATAGCTGGTAATGAAGAAGAAAGTTAATCTATATAAAGTAATACTATGACAAAAGAACGAGTAGAAAGACGCTCTGCCAGTATTAGTAGTATTAACGTTGATACTCGCACAGTTGAAGGGTATGCTATTGTCTTTAATAGTCAGTCAGAAGATTTAGGCTTTAGAGAAGTAATAGCACCGAGTGCAGTAACCGAAGATACTATTAATACATCGGACGTTTTTTGTCTATTTAATCACAACCCAGAAAAAGTATTAGCAAGGTCAAAGTATGGTAAAGGTAGCCTAACATTAGTACTTGATGACAGGGGCTTAAAATATAGCTTTGAAGTACCTAACACTGAACTGGGCAACGAATTATTAGAACATGTCCGAAGGGGCGAGATAGACGGAAGTAGCTTTGCATTTATTGTATCGAGTGAAGAAGGCAGCGAAGTATGGGAAAATATTAACGGTACTACACACAGGACTATAAATAAAATAGAATGTCTTGTTGATGTCAGCCCTGTATGGACACCAGCTTATAGTGCGACAAGCGTAAGTGCAAGAGCGTTAGAAAAATTAAATCAAATGGAACAGGAAAAGTTAGAACAGTTGGAGAATGAAAAAGACATTAAGCCAACAGAAGAGCAGGTAGAGGAAGTAGAAGAAACAACCGACACCGAAGAAGAAGTAGAAACAAAGGCTAACGAAGAGGAAGAAGTTAAGCCAGAGGTAGAAGAAAATACCGAAGATGACACCGACACTACACAGGAAGAAGTAGTAGAGGTAGAAGAAAAAAGAAATCATAAATTTATCAATCAAAAACAAACAATGAAACAGAGATTTTCGCTTTTAAAGGCTATCAAGGCGATAGCAGAGAACAGAAGTATTGATGATATTACAGCAGCAGTAAATAACGCTGGTATGAAGGAGATGCGTAAAGCTGGCTTAAATACTATCGGTCAAATCTACCTACCTGCTGAAAAAAGAGCTGTTAGTGTAGCTACTGAAGGAGTAGATGTTGTAGCTACTGACCTTTACGATATTATTGAGCCATTACGAGCAAAGAACGTATTGCTTAATGCAGGTGCTAAATTTTATACTGGCTTATCAAATAATGTACAGTTGCCAGTTATGACAGGTGCTAATGTTGGCTGGGCTGGTGAAGTAGGCGAAGCAGCAGACGGCGGTACTTCTTTTGGTAATGTACAACTGACACCTAAACGCTTAACCGCTTTCGTAGATATTTCAAAAATGTTACTTGCACAGGATAGTATCGGCGTTGAAAATGCAATTAGAATGGACTTAATTAATGCTATTAATTCAAAATTAGAAGCTACAATACTTGGCAAGGAAGCTAAGACTGCCGACCGCCCTGCTGGTATGTTCAATGGTAAGACACCTACTAAAGTAACAGATTTTGAAGGCTTGGTATCACTTGAAGCACTTGTAGAGGAGAAGAATGTACTTGGTGATATTGCTTATATTGCAAGTCCTTCTGCTAAAGCATCTTTCCGTAACATGATGAAAGGCTCAAAAGGTACAGCACAGCTTGCATATATTGATAGCTCACTTGACGGTACACCTGTTTACAGCACATCTAACGTAGCAGCTAAGCAGTTTATCGTTGGAGACTTTAGTAACTTGGCTATTGGTCAGTTCGGAGGCATTAACTAATATACATCTACTGGTATATATCAGTGTCGCTTAGTAGTAATACTAAGTAAACCCGAATTAAAATAAGAAAATCTTTTCTAAAACGCTGGAAATATTATAACAAAGTAAATCAGCGTCTCTATTTAAAAAGAGTTCAACGACTAAATAAAAGAACCCCAGTAAATTAGTATTGGGGATATGATATAGTCTAAACGGTATTGAAATATACTGATAACGAAATTAAAGTGATATTACAGTAGACCCATTCAGCAAAGCAAGTGCAGGTATGGTGCGTTTGGTAGTTAATGCTTACTTTGACGCTACCATGATTAGACCAGAAGCATTCCAATTCGGCACATTCCAAGCATAACATTTAAATAGATAAGCCATGCACTTGCAATTAGACCAAATAAAGAAACATCTAAATATTGATGTAACATTTCATGACGATGACGAGTACTTATGTGATTTAGCGGTGGTGGCTGAAAAGGCAATAGAAAAGCACATAGATAATACATTTGATAATATTATGTCTGGTGAGGGTGGAGAAATACCGCCCCCACTGGTACATGCTATGTTATTATTTATTGGGCACTTATACAGTAACCGTGAACCTATCGCCTTTACATCTAACACTGAAATACCCTATACTCTTACCTACCTGCTTGATATGTTCAGAAATTACAAAGGGAGGAAATAAGCAATGAGAGCAGGACTATTAACAGAAAAAATCTTGATATACAGGACAGACCTAATACAGGGTGAAGATGGCGCAACTAACAATATTCATACATTTATTACATCAACCAAAGCACAAGTAGATAGCAAAGCAGGTGATAGGACAATAGTAAATGATGAAGTTATATATCCTTTCCGTGTTACCTTTACAGTATGGCGTTATGTTGATATTAAAGAGTACACAGATAATATAATGTGGGATAATACCAAATATCGTGTCTTGTCAGTAATGGAAGATAAAGCAAATAATAGAAAGATAATCGAAACTGAAAAAGTAAATGAGTAATAGTAATGGACGAAGCAATTAGTATAAATGGTATCGAGGAATTAACCGAGAAATTTGCAGCACTCACAGGAAAGGAACAGAAAAAAGCTAAAAATACTGCATTGAAAAAGAGTGCACAAGTTATCGTTAAAGCTGCAAAATCAAACCTAAGACAGGTAACAAAGAAAGCTAAATCACCTAACTACTGGAATGGTAAAAGTTTAGAAAGTGGCATCAAAGTTAGTAAAATAAAAGATAATACGGACGAACTCAAAGTACATATTTTCGGTGATTTTCGGTTAAAGTTCTTTCAGAGTGGTACAGTAATTAGAAAAAATAAAAAAGGTGCTAACAGAGGTGCTATGAAACGTACTAATTTCTTTACTAACGCTGTCGATGCTAATTTATCTAAAGCAGAAGACATAATAGATACAACTTTTTCAGAGACGATACAGAAAATATGGGAGAGTAAGTAGGCATGAGATTTTTTGATGCAGGGAAAGAAATAAGAAAAATACTGCTTAGCGATGATACATTAAAAGGCGTAATAGATAATAGAATATATCCACTTGTAGCTGATAAAGGTACTAAATTTCCTTTCATTGTATATAGGAGAGAAAGTACACAAGCAGCCAGTAATAAAGATGCAGTGTTATTTGATATAGATAGCACCGTTAGTATTATTATTGCAACAGATAATTACAGCAAAGGAGTGGAAATTGCATCTATTGTATCAGATGTATTATTGAGAGCGGATAATATAGAATTAGTGGGTAGTGAAGAAAGATACAGTGATGATACCTTCCTACAATTACTCACATACACAATAAAAACAAAAGAATAAAATAATAAGATATGGCAAATGTAATCAAAGGACGTGATTTGATGCTGTTTATTAATGGCAAGTCAATCGCTTTCGCAACCTCGCACAGTCTATCTATCAGCATGGACACCACAGAAACTACCAGCAAAGATAGTGGCGGTAAGTGGGTAACTTCAAATGCTGGTAAAATATCATGGGAAGTAAAGACAGAGAACTTGTTTAGCAATGACGGAGAAGGTGTAACATTCGAAAATCTCTTTGACTTGATGACAGCACAAACACCTATTGACGCAGTATTTGCACTTGAGAAAAATTCAGCAAATAAAGCAGCAGAAGTAGCAAAGGGTGGCTGGGTACCATCAACTACAGGTACATTCAGTGGTAAAGTAATTCTAACATCACTGGAGGCAAGCGCACCTAATGAAGATAATGCAACTTTTAGTGCATCATTTGTAGGCACTGGAGAATTGAAGAAGGTAGCAACACCACGAGGATAAATAACAAAGTCTATCCAATAGAGTAGACAACATAATGACATAAGGCAGTACATTTAATCTATTAAAAAGGTTGAGTGTATTGCCAATAATTTTTTAACCAACAACAAATACTATGACAACGATAACAATTAACGACAAAAAATATAACTTGAAATATAGTGTACGTGCTATGATGATGTTTGAGCAAGTAAAAGGAGAAATGTTCAGCTTGAAATTACTAAGCGACCAATATTTATTTCTTTATTGCTTGATACTTGCAGGAGATAACAAAGATAATGAACTAACTTTTGATAAACTACTTGATGCAATAGACAAAGACCCTTCTATTTTCTCTCAATATGCAAAATTTATGGAACTCGAAACAGCAAGACAGAGGGAAATGCAAGATAAAAATGCTAATCAAGAAGGAGACACAGGAAAAAACTAAAAATCGCTGATATATTTGCTATCTTAGTATTTCAAGGTGGACTAAGCCCAGAATATGTACTTGATAAGATGAGTTTCTATGAAATGCACATCTTGATACAAAAACTTTATTACAAGAACTTAAACAGCTGGGAGCAGACAAGACAATTAGCATTTATATCAGCGAAAGTAATGGGTGGAATAAAAACAGATAGCCCACAGAAATTTATGCCTTTTAGTTGGGATAGTGTTGTAGATAGCGATAATGATAATACAGCACCAACAGAAGAGGATAAAAAGCGACTAATAGAAAAAGCGAGGCAATATGGCACAAGAATTAGTAACTAAAATACGACTTGACGATAAACAGTTCAAGTCAATAATTGATAAAGTTAAAGGTGAAGTAGCCAGTACAGAAAACACCTTCAAAAGTAGCAGTGGAAATATTAAAGCTGAATTAAAGGGAATACAAACAGAGCTTTCTAATATGCTGCTAAATGGTGTAGACCCAAGTAACGCTAAATTTCAAGAACTTGCAGCTCGTGCAGGTAGTATAAAGGATGCTATGGGTGATGCCAGTGCAGTAGTAAATGACTTTGCAAATGATACAAGGGGCTTAGCTGGTGTTTTAGATATTGCAGGTAGTGGAGTTAGTATTTTTCAAACGTATGCTGGGGCTTTGGCTATGTTTGGTGTTGAAAGTGAAAATGCAAACCAAGTATTAGCTCAACTTGCAGGGGCTATGAGTGTCTTAAATGGTATTCAAAGTCTACAAGCTACTATGATGGACCAGTCAAGCGGTACATACAGGGCTTATCATTCACTATTACGTATGCTTGGAATTGAACAAACAAGCACAGCAGCATCAACAAGTACCAACAGTGCAGCGATAGCAAGTAATAGTGGCGTAGTCGGTGTGAATAGTGTAGCCATCGAAGCAAATGCAGTAGCTGAAAAAGCAAATAGTGTAGCTGTCAGTGATAATACAGCAGCCATAACAGGTAACATAACAGCAACAGAAGGACATACAGTAGCGAAGGGGTCAGAAACAGTAGCACAAGAAGCGAATGCAGTGGCAACAACGGCAGGAACAGCAGCTACAAAGGGTATGACAGTCGCACAGAAGGCAGCAGCAGTAGCAAGTAAAGGACTTAAGATAGCATTAAACAGTATCGGTATTGGGCTGTTAATTGGTGCAATAGGTTACTTAATTAGCTACTGGGAAGAGATTGTCGGCTGGTTTACTCGCACATTTCCTATACTGAACAACTTAGGAGGTGCTTTCGATAGAATTAAACTAATTGCTGCAGGTGTCGGTAATAGTATCTTGAAATTTGTTATTACACCTTTTAAAGTTCTTGCCAGTGTTATTAGTGATGCAGTAAATGGCAATTGGGATAAATTAGCAGGTAATGCAAAGAAAATAGCAGCAGAAGGAGCTAATATAAAAGATAATTACAAGGAAGGTTATAAGTGGCAGCAAAAACAACAGCAAAATAGAGATGCAGCTAACAAAAGAAAATCAGACCTTCAAAAACTCGATGACGACTTCAAAAGCAAAGAAAGACAAGGACGAGTAACAGCAAAAGATAGATTAGCTTATTTTCAGAAAAGGGCGAAGTTGGAAACAGACCCGGCTAAGAAAAAAGAAGCCGAAGACTATGCAATAAAGGCACAAGATGAAATTAAAAAGGAAGCATCAAAGGCAGCAAAGGTTAAGACACCAAAGGTAAAGAAGCCTAAAGTAGCAAAGCCTAAGAAAGATAATGATGCAGAAAAAGCGAAGCAGGAACAAGAGCAACTAAAAGCTACTTTGTTAAATAATGGCAACCAACTCGAAAAGACAAGCAGGGATATTGCAAAAAATGAATTAGAAGCACAAAGAAAAGCTGTTGATGAAGTTGCAATTTTGACAAGTAAAGGCCTATTTGACCGTATTACCTTTTATGATGACTACTATACACAGCGTGAACAGCAGATAGAAGATGAGAAAGCTGCTGAAGTAGAAGCTATCAATTATAAATATGCTGAACTTGCAGAGAAAGCACATGGGAATTTAGAACTTGAAAAGCAATTAAACGAACAGAAAGCACAAGAACTTGATAACCTAACATCTAAATATCTATCAACCTATCAAATACTAAACGCTGAAAGAGCAAAGAGTATAGCACAGGCACAAGATGAACTGAAAGAAGTAAACGAGAAGGGAGTTAAGCCGATACGAGACGAAGTTAAGAAGTTGTTGGATAGCTTGAAGGGCAGCAACTTTGAAATAGCAATAGACTTTGACTTAGACACGGCAACACTTGAGCAACTAACCGAACTAAAGAAAAAAGCACTTGACAATACCGAGCAGAAGAAAAGTATTGAAGATTTAAGCAGTGCAATAGAAAGGTTCAGTAGTGGTAGTATGCGCTCTTTTTTTGAATATGCGGAGGCGTTATCATCAATATTTAGCAATAAAGCAGCCAGTGGTACAGAAAAGATGGCAGCAAGTATGGTAGTTATGGGTAGTGCATTAACGCAATTGGGTGAAGATAGTGAAGCAGCTAAGGCAGGTATGATATTATCAGCTATCGGACAAATAGTGTTAGGTTTTGCACAGGCGACAGCAGCAGATAGTAAGTTAGGTATTTTTGGTTGGATTGCAGCGATAGCGAGTGGAACAGCAGTAATGATTTCAACAATTGACCAGATTAAAGGCTTTAGTCAAGGTGGTATATTCAGTGGTAATAGTGTAGTCGGTGATAATAATATTGCCAGAGTAAATAGCGGTGAAATGATATTGACTAAGACACAGCAGGGCAACCTATTCCGCTTACTTGATAATAATACTGCTGGTGGTAATATTAGTGCAGGTACTGTGCGTGTAAAGGGCAGTGATTTATACATTGCATTATCCAACTACTCAAAGGTAAAGTCAAAGGTAGGTAAATTCACTGGCATAAAATAAAGGGACATTATGATATTAAAAGGAGAATTTAGTAACAAAGATAATATTAGGTATTCAGTGCTGATAGATAATGGTATAGCTGATGGTAAAGAAATAATAATCGGTCAAGACGGTATCTATTTTGCTGCTGAACCTATTACTATCGAAGAGGACATAGACAGCACATTTGAGACGATAATAAGAAAGTCATGTACAATTAATTTATTGACGGAAAATTATTTAGGTAGTGAGTTGTATGCAGGTAATAGCAGAAATATTAGGGTAAATGTCAGAAAAGGAGAAGAAATAGTCTTTGCAGGATATGTAGAACCGAACACATTTAGCCAACCTTTCGTATCACAAGCAGATGAATTTAGTATTAACTGTACTGATGCTTTGAGTACCTTGCAATATTATAAGTACAAAGACACAACCTTAAAGACATTCGATGAGGTACTGAATAATGCTAAGTCGGCTAATTTTAAAGAGATATTGTTAGGTATGTTCGGTGAATTTAATGCTTTGGATATACAGGGTAATAACACACCAAAAATACTCTATGATATGTCGAAAGGTGTAAAGGAAGGAAAAGAGAGCAGCATTTTTAACGACCTTGCAATATCAGAACTATACGTATTAGGTGAAGACTTCGATAGTGTATGGAGTAATGAAGAATTATTAAAAGAAATGCTGCAATATCTGAACTTACACATACGACAAGAGGGTATTAATTTTTATATTTTTGATTGGGGTACGATAAAAGACAGTAGGCAGCAATGGGTAGATATAGTGAGTGGAGAAAAACACAACTTCATACCTTCTAATATTACCATCAGTACTGAACATTATGCAGACAGTGATACCAGTATTTCCGTTGGCGAGGTATATAACCAAATAAGCGTTAATTGTACACTCGAAAATCAAGATACACTGATTAATAACCCACTAAGCGATGCAGTAAGTCATTTCAAGTCAAAGCAGCTATATATGACAGAGTATATCAGCGAGGGTAACGGTGAAAAAGCTAATAAAGCCTTTAAAAAAATGATAAAGGGCAAGACAACAGATTATGAGAAGGTAGGTATTTATGATTGGTACTTACAAAATCTTTACCACCCGAACTGGAAGCTGAAAAATGCTGATAAAATGTATAGCAAAAATGAAGCTGGTGAGTACATAGAGCAACAAAACACTGCTACTTACTTAAAGGTACATTCACTAACGCCAGCAATGTTTAGAATAGGTTGTATAAAAAAGGCAGAAGATAAAGAGGATAATAAGTTAATATCAAAAATACCAACGACAGACTATTTATATATCAGCATAAATGGTAACGAAGTTGATACAGTAGAAGGACATTTTCCAAGCGATAAATTTTTAAGAGATAATGCAGGGATAATAGAATATACAGGTAAAAATGGTAATGTGTACTCTCCTGTTGATGATGATACAGTAAACTACTTAGTATTTAGCGGAAAGTTTCTGTTACAGCCTATTTGCTATGAAAGTAGTGCCGAGTATGCAAGAAGATTGTCATGCTTTGATGATATTTTAAAGCATGGTGCAAAATGTACGATAGGTAAGAAAGCCGTTGTGCCAGATTATAAAGGTGATATAAAAGAAAAAGAGAGGAAAGAAAGAAATACTGTTAAGAGTGATAATAATATTGACGGTAGATATTATACGAGGAAGTTTTACCGAGCTACAAACAGTACTGACTATCCGACCTATTTAGCAGGTGGCTTTGGTATTCAAGTATGGACAGACGATAAGAGTGCGCACGGTTACGAGTTCCAGTATTCAAAAGCAGGTGAAAGTAGCGATAAAATATCAAAACTGCCTATCTTAGAATGTGAATTACAAGTTGGCGATAAGTACTGTGTAGAAACTAAGATGAGTACTGTAAGTGATAATAGTAGCAAATTTGAATGGCTGACGTTAGAGGAAATAAAGCAAAGACCAGAGCTAAAGCAGACGATAGACGGTAAAGAATATTATAAGAAAACATTTACTCTTGGTATTAACCCGAAAATAGGTGATTATATTATCGGTGATGAATTTGACCTTCAAAATACCGTTGATTACACGATGAATTTAGATGCGGAAGGAACAGCAATACCTATACGACATAGTGATGCACTTTCTGGCACAATGAAATTTAAAATAATATCACCAGTACAGTTACTATGGAGCGATATAGGAACGATATTTAACCCTGTCGAAAAAAATTTTGAATGGTATGAGAACAGTAAATATATCTTAGCACATACAGAAAATATCATTATCAAAGACTTTAAATGTAGCATTGTGTCTGACTTTGGAAAGAAAAATCTAACAGAGGATAAAGATTTAGTGTATAGCAGCGCAGAAGTAGGAAAGTTTATAAATAACTATGAGACTGACTTTAAATTAGTTACGCAATTGTCAAGTAATGAATGTTTCGTAAAAGGTGTAAATGCAGGTGTCTTGTTAAACGCTGTCTTTGACGATAATACTAAGCTACCTATTACTTCTATTTATAATGCAACGACTAATGAGAAGGCGAAAGCAGAAGAACATTATATAGACCAGTACTATAAAGAGTACAACAAGCCTAAAGTTGTGATGGAGTGTAGTTTTATAGATAGTGGTATAGATTTCAAGAACAAGTATTACAGCGAGACATTGAAAAAACACTTTACTATTTTGTCGATAAGCAGAAATATAGTAAATAATTCAGTCAATGTAGTAATGAAGGAGATATAAGACGATGATAGAAATAGTATCATATAGCAAAAAGAAAAACACAACAAGTAACACCACTGGGACAGGTAATAGTTCTGGTGGTGGGACTATGACTAACAAAAATGGCACTGGAAAATTAGAACAGCATCTACTTTGGGGGCAACCTTTTGATGGTACAGAAGATGTAAAAGGCGATATGGTGGGTGTTGGTAATATAAGTGCAGATAATGTTAGTGCGAAGGGTGTAGAAGTAAAGAAAATAAAGGCTGATAACGCTAAAATAGAGAGTATCGAAGGTGAGTTGTTAGAGTATAAAGATGTAAAAGCAAATAACCTAACCTCAACGACAGGCACAATCGAAAATATTACATCAACCACTGCAAATACTGAAACAATAACATCAAAGGTAGCTAATACAGAGAAAATAAATGCAAGTGAAGGAGCTATAAATAATCTAACAGCCAATAATGCAAGTATAACATCTTTGACAGGTGATAATGCAGTAATATCGAACTTAACGGTAACAGGTGCAGCGCATTTTTTCAAGTTAAGCATTGATGAAGTACAAGCAACACAAGGGCAGATAATAGTAACGCCAGCAAATGCAAAGATAGATAAAGTAGAGGTGCTGGATAATGGAGACTTTAAATGCAGCTGGAGAAATGAACAAGAAGGCAAGAAAATAGAACAAACATTTGCTGAACAGGACTTTGCAGTGTGCCAAACTATGAATATGGCAGAAGGTGTAACATATAATGCTGCTAATAAGTTCTATTGGAGGAAAGTTCAGAGTATCGGTACAGATGACAATTATCATTTTGTTGTATTATCTAAAAATATCAAGTCTCCATTGTCTAACGCTGTGCCAGAGGTGGGAGATAACATTGTGCAGTTGGGAAATAATAACGACAAGGGTAGGCAGAATGCTATTATTGTATCATCTTATAACACAGGTTTCCTTGATAAGACAGTAGTAGCACCGAGTATCGTTCAATATGCAGGTATTAACAACTTTGACCTTGAAAAATACAAAATAAATGTAATATCAGCGAGTGGTAATAAGTTCAAGGGTGAGTTCAGCGTTAGTAATGGAAAGGCACTCGAGGAATATGTAGCAGAGAAGATAAATAATACATCATCTGGCACACCATATATCGGCAGTGATGGTTTTTGGTATGTTTGGAATAATGAAAAGAAAAAGTACGAAAATAGTGGTATAGCAGCCAAAGGTAAAGACGGTAAAGATGGAAAAAGTCCTGTATCGTTAGTAATTACACCTTCTACCTTTGTATTTAACACTGACATAGAGGGTAAAATAGAGGGGCTTGCAAATGAAGGTAAGATAAAGCTATTTGTTGGAGACACAGAAGTATTACCCGACAATGTAAAGGTAATATCAAGCACTAATTGTACTGTTGCTGTTAGTGGAGGTAATAAAATTAAGTTTCTTAGTATTACGCCCGATAAATGGAGTGGTAGCGCAGAAATAGAAGCAACTTATAAAGAGTATAAACGAAGTGCGAAGGTCGAATTTATTGTAGATGCGCAGGAATGGAATAATTCACGCTTTAGTGTCAATGATAGAAAGTTTGAAAGTATTATTGAACAGGGAAAGTCAGATAAAGAAGGTATCGAAAGGAGAATATCAACTATCGAACAGACAGCAAGCGACATTAAGTTAGAAGTTAAAAGGTCAGTTAGTGGTGGTGTTAATTTATTGAAAGGTGCAAGTCTTAGAAATTTAGGGTTGTTAAGTCTGCAATCAGAGAGAGCAGTAACAGTTCATAAAAATAAGTACGAAAGACAATTATTATACTATCGAGACGATGCAGACAATGACGAATGGAATGGCTGTAAATTTCCTAAGATTAAAATAAATGGCGGTACACTATACACTATTTCCTTCAAAGCTGGTATATACGATAAAAGAACAGCACTATACGTTGAAGTGAAATATGATAATTCAGTGCTTTTTAACAAGTCAAGGACTAAATACTTTGATATAGTACCTGTAAATACGGAAGGTGATAGATATAAGTATCAATATGCCTTTGAGTTAGAAAAAGGGTATGAATGGGTACAGGTATTTATAGGTATGAAAAGAAATGGTGAGGCTTTTATCAGTGAAATACAATTAGAGGAAGGTGGAGTAGTAACTGGCTGGAAAGACCCAGATATTGTAGAAAGTATCGAACGTGCTGGAATACATATTAACGGTGCTGATATGACAATTAATGCGCAAGCTAACAAATTTAATTATCTAAATCAAGCAGGCGAAGTAGTAGCAAGTGTAGATAACGAAGGGGCAATACAAGGCTTAAAGTTCAAGACACGTAATAATGGCGCAGGTTACATTGACTTAACGGGTAGTATGATGTCAGTATTTGGGGCAGTAGCAAAAAATATTGAATTTGGTATTGACACGAAGGGACAAGCAGTGTTAAAATTTTTCGATAACGCAGGTAATAATACTTTGAACTTAAGCCCAGACGGTATTAAAGCTGAAAATATTACAACTGCTACTTTTTCTCCACTTGAAGTTTGTTATATCGGCGAAGTTGGTAGTGTTAATGTGAATAACCCAAGTGATACAATATTTGACGAGTTCTTTACATTCAACAAGCCTAACGGAAGTAATGTTTATTTATACACTGGAGCTAAAATACAAGGTAATTATATAGCTGATACAGAATGGAGTAAGCAGGAAGTAGAGGAGAACAGCGGACGATACTTTAAAAAGGCGAGAGCAAGTAACGACAATACAGTTATTAATGGCGTGTATGCTGCAGCTTTGCCGATGTTTGAAGGAAATATCAGTGGTGGTGCAGGTTATGCAACAGAGCTTAGTAAAAAGATGCAGACGATAACTATTTATGTATTCCGCAATGGTAATATACAGATGACACCTATGCACAGGATAATAACATTGTAAAGAAAGGAGGTATTAGGAGATGTCAAAGAATGTGAAAGATTGGATAAGTTATGGAAGTGCTGTATTTATGATTATTTCGGGTGCATTGCTGTCATATATTAGCTTTTTTACTATCCATGCTATCGAAAGTTCTGTACTTATTTACCTAAGCGAAGCATTGACGTTTAGCGGTGGTATATTCGGTGTTACGCTTTATTTTAACAATAAACTAAAAGTGCTTGATAGTAAGATAGATAGCACCTTAAAAAGTTCACCAAAGAGAGACAGTAACATAAAGTATAACGGCTTATAATGTAACTATGTGAGGTGGGGAGCAGGTATATAATGTGTACTTGCTTTGCCACTTTTTTTTATTCTTTTATTTGGCGGTGTCAGAGATATTTTATATTTTTGCGCTTATGAACAAAACGCTATTTAAGTTTTTGTTTAAAATTTGCTCTTATACGGGCAATCAGAGAGTGTTAATTTATTTTTATGAAACTAAGTAAAAAGAAAGGAAAAATGCTTATGAGATAAAAGCCGAGAATTTGAAGATAGACGAAAGTTTATTTTTTGATTAGAGGTGAAAATAGTTTACAATGAGATGGTAGAAAAGTATGTGATAAATTGTGCCCCAGAGCAGTTAGAACTTTTAAAAATACTCGCTGCTGAAAATATTGAAGTAGAAGTGTCGGCTAAAGGACAGACACTACTAAATATAGACAAGGCGTTGAGTATTATAAGAGAGGCACAGGGGCAATTAGTGGAAAAAATTAAAAAATTGGTTTGTCTAAGTGAGAAAAAGGCAATTACTTTATACCACGCTATCGCATACAGCTATTTAAACAAAAAAGGTTACAGGTTCAGTAGGGGTGCAAAAAATCTTAGTAAGTTGAAGTATTTTAAAAAATTTGAAAATGAAATAGGTACTCGACAGACTTTGCACAACTACATAAAAAATCTAAGACCGAAAAATGAAAAAGAAAAAGAAATTTATACAGATATCGAAACAGCATTCAGATTAGCAAGAAATTTTTAA